TCAATCCAGCTTCATTTTTTCTTGAGCCATCAATACGATCATATGTTACACCTACCAGTTGCATGATCTTGTTTAATCCATCTGTGATAGGAGAAACATTTTCTTTAAGTGTTATACTAGAACTCTCTGTTATGGCTGTCACAGTTAATGTACCTGTGTTTGGAGCGAATGATAATTTTGTCGATGTCACTGACGTAGCAGTTAGTAACCCCGAGGTTAAGGTAGTAAAAATTGGATAATATGTTCCAGCAGTAGTGATATCAGTATGGTCTGGACCCGTAGCTGCCCATGATAAAGTTCCGCCTGTAGTGGATGTTAATGCATAACCATTAGTCCCTGTAACAGCGTCTGGTAATGTCCATGTTACGTTAGAAGATATAGTTGCCGGTGCTTGGAAAGCTACCCAATTAGTAGAATCTGAATCAGCAAATCTAAGATCTTTTTGTGCGTTGAGCTGTAGGTCACTAGTTAATTGCACTTCTCCTGTACCATCAGGGCTTAATATTAGATTTCCGTTATCTTCAGCGGTAGTTATAGTTCCGTCTGAAATATTAAGACCGCCTAATCCTCCAGGTACTATACCTACCGTTACTTTTCTTCCCATGATCTACCCCTTAAGCTGTAGAAGTTTCAATGCCGTACACTACTGCATTAACACTGATTGCGCTAGATCTTACTACAAGTAGTTTATTCTCGTCTAGCACTATACCTGTTCTTTCTAAAACACCTTTAGCTAGAATTTCTGCATCAAATTCTAGATATTCGTCGTTACCTGGAGTTGCAGTATCACATACTGCTAATCTAACATTAGCCGATGATGCTCCTCTATTAACGATCGATACTGTAACTACTGCAAACGTGCTTGCAGGTACTGTATACAGTGTAGTATCTGTAGCTGCTGAAAGGTCTGCTGTTCCTAGTCTTCCTGTTGCCATAATTTATTTCTCCGTTGTATTTAGTTTATTGTAAGAAGTAGTTAAAGGCTATCGGTAAACCTGTAACACCACCTCTAAATTCAAACACTGCATTCATCTTTATCGATGCTCCTGTTGTTGTTGTAATGACATTGCTACTGATAAAGATCGATCCAGCAGTAACGCTGTTAACGTTTAAGCTAGCTCCACCACCACCGATCTGCGAAGCGATATATGCTTTAATCGCTCGTTGCGTAGGTACAATATTATCTGAATCTGCAGTAAAGAAAGGATCTGTTGAAAATTCTGTAATCGTTGCAGATCCGCCACCTAGTGTAACGTTACCTAGGTTAAGTTCTTGCAGTCCTGAAATATTAAATGCGTCGGCATTCAATGTTGCAACACCAGTACTTTGTTCAATAGCGAACAATTCGCCAACTCGGAAGTTACCATCTTGGTCGGTCGATGTGAAGAATACTCTTCCTCCGTTATTTTCCACAGTCTCGTTCGCAGGAATTGGATCTTGTGTTGGCGTTCCTGGATAATTAGTTTCAGTAAAACTACCAGTACCAATATCTAAGAAATCATGTCCTGTTAATCTTACTTGGCTATAACGGATTCTTGTAGTAGCACCAACTAGATGTTCTGGAGCTTCGGAAATACTTAGTGCAGGACTTACCTGGAAGAATGCAGTATAAGATCCGTCATTAGAACCTAAGAATGTTACTACGTTAACTAGTTTAAATGTTCTGCTAGGTAAATGTGAAAATACCACATTAGAACCTGGAACTGGTCTAGCACTTAATCTTCTTACAGCAACAAATGAACCAGTCTGATAAAAATCTGCATAACCGTCACCGGTGTCAACTTCTGCCGAACCAGTGCTATATTGGCTACCTCTGTTAGTAAATGTAGGATTAGCCAAGACCCCGTTACCTATTCTTACAGTATGTGGAACTTCGTAGGTATTATTGGGATCTGTAATTGTCATTGTAGGTGCAGATGTATATCCTGAACCGGGTTCTGTTATTCTAATTGCAAAAATTTTGTTTTCTGATACAAATGCACGACCTTTAGCTCTAGTACCAGTTAGCAATCGTACTGCGTGTGTTCCTGAAGCAGCTTCCAATGCTACCCATGTGCCGACTCTTTGAGGATTTCCAAAAGCCAATCCTTTATAACCGTCTACGGCGCCGCCGTCATCTGGCAGTCCTTGCTCGTTCCATGAAATACCATCTTCAGATGTTATAACGAACGAATAGCCAGTTTCTGTACTTCTATAAGCAGCAGCTACGAACAATCCCTGACCGTATCTTACTTTCTGCAAACCTGCTACTGTAGAACCATCAGCTGACCCTATAGTCATAGCTGTCCAGGTAATACCATCAAAGCTGTATGCACCATCATTGCTGGTTGAATTTACTGCTACGAATTTATTATTACCCCAGACCACACTTCTCCATGTTGCACTTGCAGGTAACGTTCTTAATGTCCATGTTACACCATCTGTACTTGTTGATAGATCAGTACCCGACTGTCCTATGGCTACAAATATTCCTCTTCCGTAGGCTACTTCGTTGCAGGTGTGTCCTACTGTTCCGCTGTAATCCCAAATTTCTCCGTCTAGAGATACAGCAGATGCTCCGCTAGCATCAACTGCTACGAATCTACCTCCACCATATGCGACAGACACCCAGTCGACACTCGAAGGAAGTGTGCTGGCTGTCCAATTTATTCCGTCTGATGAATAAGCTGCTATATTGCTAGTGCCAGTAGAAACTGCAACAAACTTGCTGATTTTTTGCAAAGACGATCCGTCGTCGATGAGTCCATGGGTGACTCCAGTCCAAGTAGCTGCGGGCAATGAGGTCGACTCAGACCATGTCGAACCGTCAGAGCTATAAGCACCGAGGTTTGTGCCACTCTGTCTTACCGCTACAAAAACTCCACCTGAACCAAAACCATCATAATCAAAATCTATGATAGCACCAGTTACAGAATTAACTGCTGTGATAGTGATCACTAGATTGTTAGCAGGAGTTGTTCCTCCTAGATTATTACCTGTTATAGTAATAGTTTCTAATCTAGTATATCCTGTGCCTGCAGATTGTACAGACGGTATATACTTCCATCCGTTACGGATAACCGTAAATGTTGCACCTAGACCGCTACCGGAATAAGTTCCTGTCAAACCGGTATATGTTGCTGTAGTTTCGCCGTAGGCTGCATTTTGCCAAAAACCTGAGCTAGGCAATGTTGTGGCAGTGGCAGTGAGTGCAGGGGCAGCGAATGTTACTCGGGGTTCTACAGTATAGGTGCTAGACGCATCTGGGCTTACGATAGTTGTTCCAGGAATAACATGATCCCAACCGGCTGTTCCGTCGCTTTCCTTAGTCACAGTTGCTACTTTGGTACCCGAGTTGTATGTGTCAATAATACCAACCTGTCCTACCCCTGCTCCACCTGTTAAGAAAACTTTCATTCCTATATAATCTGTGCTTCCTTGTGGGTCAGTGGCAGCTAATGTTATCTGTGTCGATGTTCCGCCCTGAGCTGTGTTAGAATTAGTTAGATATCCTTCACCTCCAAACTGACCGCTAGAGTCGTCTCCTAGGTCTAATAACCTAATCTGATAAACTCCGCCGTCTCTAAACTCGTCTGCAACAGCAACAGCTCCGGAGCCCCCGCCAGTTAGAGTCCAATTAACTTCTGTATAATCTATACCTGCGTTATCAAATTCAAATTGCCATATTGCGCTGCCGTTGGTAATAACACTTCCTACAGTGGCTACAAATTGGAATTTATTATCAACTACTGCGGTGTTTGGTGTTTCTGTAGCATCAAACCCTTCTGCCACAGAACCAAAATCTCCATAAGAGTTGTTACCGTTAGTTCCACGAATTCTTCCGCCTTCTGTACAGAGATAACCGATGTGTGCGTAGTATGTGAATACCGACACAAGTTCAGCACGACCGTTGTTAGCTACCCATGCGCCGATACCATCGCTGATAACCTGCGTAAAGTCGTTGGACACGATACTATCGTTTCCGCCGTTGTGTAGAGCACCGTCGATCTTCTGTCCGATTGCTCCGGTTCCGATCGTTGTGATACCTTGTACATATGGTGATCTATTGATGATCCATACTCGATAATCTTCTGGTCCCCAGCCTGGATCGAGCGATGCATAAGCACCTGCAGATACTCTGGATGTGCCGTACTCATTTTCTGGTAGCATATCGCCAGTTAATCCTTCGAGGGTCATATCTCGTAGACCGGTACCGTCTCTCAGATAGAACATATCTTCTTCGAGACTGCCAACGACCGCATTAGCATAGAATCTAGAACATAGCTGTGTCCTGTAGTTTCCAGGATATTTTAGATCGTGTTTAAGAGCATCAATCCATCTCTGCATGTCTCTTTCGCAGAGCGCTTCGTTGTAGACTAATTCCATGGTCATTGAACCGCTGGCTGTGCTCAAAGATAATGCTGTATTAGCATCTTTTGAAGTAGCGATCTTAATATTCCCGCCATCGCTATATTGGATGTAATAGGTTGTATTAGCGGTGATTCCACCGAATGTTGTACCTGTAAATTTCACAGCGACATTTCTATCCCAGAAAATTTGATTTAACCCGGCACTGATAGTTAAAACATTAGTACCAGAAGTTGTATCAGTTATCGTTGATTTAAATGTATCAGCAATGTAAGCGTTTATTTCTGCTATTAAGAAATCTCTATTTCTTTCTAATTGAAGAACAGCGTAGTCTACAGTTCTTTCTTCAGATGCACATCTAGAACCTTCAATAGATCCGCTGAATATAATATGATCGATCAATTCCATGCTAGCATTAATTCTAGCAATGGCATCGGTGTCTCCACCTACATTAGCGATCGCTTGTGTTCTCACATATTCCAATGCTGCGCGAGTGGCTGTTTTCTGTCCGAGGCTGAATACTTCGCTAGCTGTTGATCTTAGATAAGATCTTCCTGATAACTCAGTTTGGAACTGTGTATTGAACATGAAATCATAACCAACTGCTTTTAGAATGATTCCAACATCTCGTTCGCATTTAGCTGAATCATAGGTTAGGCTCGGAAAATTTGTGCTGATATAACTTGTAGTATTGGTTTTAATAGTCGCTACAGCAGAATCAAGAGTCGAATATGCTGATGTTAACGCACCGCTGACCCAAGATGTACTAGGATCTGTTAGAGAAGCAGCACCAGTTCCGTTAGTGATGATGTCAATCATTTCATCCATATTAGAACCAATAAAACTTATTGCTCCGGCAGATGCCGCTGTTCCGGCCGTGTATCTAGAAATAGTTGTGTTAATTGATGTGCCAGTTACTGCACTGGCAACACTTTGCATTATAGTTTTTAAATATGCATAAGAAGCCAAAGTAGCCGATAGTTCGGAACTATCAATAGCTCTGGTGACTCCTTCCCAATATGCTAGACCTGCTTGAACGCTCATGGCGTTTCCGCCATAAGTCAAATCGTAGACCATAGCATCAACAATATATCCTACATCTTGTTTACATTTTGTCCTACTATATTTTAAGTTAGGATAATTTTGTGTAATGTACGCAGTTACTTCTGCTTTAAGATATTCTTTGTTTTGTCTAATTAAGTATCTTGCATCGCCGTAGCCTGTGAGATAACTGGTATTATAGTTTGTGGGATCCGATGCAGTGTTGGATGGAAATAAATTATAACCTGTTCTAAACTTGATGTTATAACCAGATGCTCCTATGATATCACTGATATCAGAAGCTTCGTCGGTTCCCGCATACGGCCATGCCTGATTTTGTGTTTCTGTATTTCCTGTAGTTGGAGTTACCGTAGACCCCTGAACAACATCTTGAGCTACTAACGATAATCTATCTAAAGAAAGTTTAGTAAAGAAGCTATCTTCTTTAGGTGTTGTTCCTTCTCTTGGGCCAGCATTAGTTGATCTTAATTCGTCTCCTATAACGCATGTTTGTTCGGGAACAATAATAGGAAGAACTTCTCTATATCTACCGGTCGCTACTTGAATTAGATTATTTGGAGCAGATCTTGCTGGAATATTATCTGCATTACCGGCTGTAATGGCATCGGTAATAATTCCTACTAAACTCTCACAGGTTGCGTATGTTCCTGATTCTGCTTCGATATCAGAATTAAAATATTGTGCTACGACTGTTGTAGAATTATCGCCGTTAGTAGTCTGATAATTTACTGCCGGTGCTTCCTGATTTAGAACAGATTGTACTACAGTTAACATATAGTTAAATGCTGCAACATCCTCTTCTTTTTCTTCAGAAAGTTTTAGATATGTTTCTCTTTCCGATTCAGACAACCCGTTGACATATGAATTAGCTGCACCTCTAGATTTTACATTGCCGCCGTGCCCTAAATCATAGACTAATGCATCAACAATATATCCGGTATCTCTTTCACATTTAAAATCATCATATACGAACGCTGTAGTAAATGGAGCAATATCGTTAGTGATCTGATATTGTATCCATTCGGTAACTTCTCTCTGTATAAATGCTCTGTTTAATTCTAAGAGGTATTGAGCATTTGGATTTCTTGGGCCTTTTTCGACTTGTTCACAAGCATATCGAATAGTTTTCCATGGTTTATCTACAGTTTTACCCCAGATTGGTGCAGGAAGATCTGTTCCGTTTGTAGATACATAGTAAACATGATCAGTATCTCCTAATGTTACCCATTCTGGATCTAATGTACCTGCTCTTAAAACCTGACCTTCTGTACCGATAGGAAGTCTTGTAGGTCCGCTACCGCCGTAATAGACTAAATCACCACGAACACTTAAAATGTCTGTTTCAGTACCAATGGATAATAAGTTCCAATATGTTCCTGTGGTATCTTGGTCGGGGCGACTGTTAGCGGCGCCGCCGCCTTCGGGTCCAATTGTAGAGCCGTCGTCTCCTTCAGATCTATGTCCTAATATACAGATATAATTATTAGTTCCAAATCTTACAGCATCGCCTAATTTATACTCAACATCGTCAACCCATTCTCCTTGCCAAGCGATGCCGGAATTAAGTTTTTGCCAGTATGAAACATTGGGTGGTTCTTGGTTGGTGCTGTCTGCTGTTGCTAGATATGTATAACCGTTTAATCTTACAACGTCTCCGATTCGGTAAGCAGTTACAGAACTCCAGTCGTTGCTAAAATTAAACCCTTCTGTGAATAGATCCCAGTTTGCTGAAGACGTTGACGGAATTTCACTAGAATGAATAGTTTTAGCAATATATTGATTTCCGCCATATCTAACTATGTCACCGTTCTGATATGTAGTTCCAGAATTCCATTCGCTTTCAAATTCAAAACCTTCTACATATTGAGCCCAGTTTGACTGATCTGCCGAAAAACTAGTAGCGGTATGCTCAGTTATGCAGATCCATAAACCCGCGCCATATTTTACAATATCGTTGATTTTATATCTTGTTGAAGTGGTCCAGGTTCCTAAGTATTCTGTTCCAGGATTAAAAGTATCCCATTTAGCTTGATCTACTTCTAATCCGTCTAAAGTTGTTGCAGCAGAAGTATGCCCAGTATTGCAAAGATATGTATATCCTCCGTATCTAACTAGATCATTCTTTTTATATCTAGTCGATACTGTCCAATCACCTTGCCAATCAAAACCTTCGGAAAATAATGTCCATTTAGCTTGATCGGCTTCTAGTCCGGAAGATACTGTAGAGGCAGAAGTGTGGCTGTCATTACAGATGTATAAGAGACCGCCGTATTTTACTACGTCATTGATTCTATAAAATTGAGAAGTTGTCCAATCGCCGGTCCATTCTTGACCGTCGGTCATTTGATTCCATTTAGTTGGACTATATTCTAGATCTGTATTAAAATCAGCGTCGGAAGTATGTCCTACTTGACAGATGTATGTTTTACCTCCGTATCGAACAACATCGTCTTTATAGTATGCTGTGGCAGTTGTCCAATTGCCTTTCCATACAAATCTAATTCTACCTAGTTTAAATTCTGCCATTTTACACTCCGTATTGGATATTTATCTTAATTTAAATCATCGATCCCGAAAGACCTAAAGAACATGGTCTGTGCCATCATACTTCCCGATATTCCAGAAAGTGCCTGATCAAAATCAACTCTCACTGGGAATATATTTCTTAAACTTGCTGTATTAGATATTCTATCAGGACCTACTCGCACAGTACCTGCAATAAAACTAGCAGTTGCGATTTCCGAACCGCCAAGACTCAATCTACTTGCTAGATATGCTTTGATAGCTCGTTCAGTAGGAACAATATTGTTTGAATCCTCAGTAAACAGAGCATCTGTAGAAAACTCTCTAATAACTGCTCCTGTACCGCCTACTCGAATACCTCCTAAGCGTAATTCAGTGAGTCCGCTTAGATCAAAGAAATCTGCCGAAATTGTTACAATACCAGTTGCCTGTTCTACTGCAAATAATTCGCCTGTTCTAAAATTACCGCTCTGATCGGTGGATGTATAAAATACTCTGCCTCCGTCCTCTTCGACTACTTCGTTTTCCGGAGCGGACAGATAAAGATCAGAGTATAGTTCCGGATAGTTAGTTTGTTCAAAGTTTCCTGTTCCAACATCTAAGAAGTCGTGACCAGTAATCCGAACCTGACTATATCTTTCTCTAATCGAAACTGCGGTACCGTGTTCTAGCTTATCATCGACTTTTAGTTCAGGACTAACCCTAATGTAAGCACTTAAGCCTCCATTGATCTGCCCTAATTCTGTAATCGTTACTACTGTATAGATCTTAGAATTTCCTGTAAACAATAATTGAGTTCCTGGACCGTAATATTTGGCTAAATTGCTTATAGTTATAAATTTTCCGGTAGGTATAATATCAGCGAAACCGTCACCCGATATGCTAACCCTAGTTGATGCTGTACGATATCCTAGACCTCGATTTAACCAAGAAGGATTTGCTAACACTCCGTCTGCTATTCTGTTTTCAGTTAATGCATCTGAAGTACTGTTAGGATCATATATTGTACAGGTAGGTGGTTCCCAGTAACCCGAACCAGGATCCCATAGCTTAACCTCTGAGATCTTTCCTGCTACAACTGATGCTCTACCTAAAGCTCTTGCTCCTGTTCTAATAAGACTGATCTTATCTGTGCTATCTGCGATAGTGATCCAAAGAGGAGTACTAACACCTGTCGACGAATCTTCTAGCTGAATGTATGGATTACCAAACGCTACGTTCACCCATGACTGCTCGGACGTTAATGTTCGGGGAGTCCAAACAATACCGTCGAATGATGTGGCTGCAAAGGTACTAGGTCCGGCAGTCGGATCCGCACCGACATCCCTCTCTCCTGTGTCTCCTACAGCGAAAAATACACCTTGCGCATATCTTATTTTTTTCCAGTTGTGAGCTGTAGATCCATCTTGCGAAGGCATAGTAGCTGGATACCAAAGTTCTCCATCAAAACTATATCCAATGTCTCCTTGGCTAGAGATCGCAACAAATCTATTATTTCCGTAAGCTACAGATACCCAATCTCTCTGTGAAGAATCGTCTATAACATCCATGATGTGGGTTTCCCATGTCATCGTAGATGTTATAGAATTGTAAGTTCCTACTGCGCATGCATTGTTGCTATTGGCAACGGCTACAAATCTATTTTTACCGTAGGCAACATCGACCCATTCGTTAAAAGTCGAATCTCCAAGGTTAGGTAAAGTTGTTATAGTCCATGTGGTTCCGTTGGTGCTTATCGCTCCTGTATCTTGATTTCCTGCTACCGCTAAGAAAATTCCTCCGCCGTATACAACGGAATTCCAATTTCTAGACGCTGGCATAGACCTAGAAGTCCATGTTATACCGTCATTGCTCGAAGCTGCTGCACTGCTGTTGTTTCTGATAGCAACAAATTTGTTGTCTCCAGCAGCTAAACATGTCCAGTCTCCGGAACTAGGCATGTTAAAAGTGTCCCAGTTTGTACCATCTAATGAATATATACCGGCACTGCCGCCTTTAGTGATGGCTACAAATCTTCCACTGAATGCTGTTCCTTCATATGTAAATGTCTGTATAGAATTAGTACTGTCGTCCGATATTCCTGTGACTGTAATAGTAATATCGTTTTCGGGTGTGACGCCGCCGATTAAATCGCCTGCGATCGTTAATTCTTGACCAATCTCGTATCCTGCTCCAACATCGTTGATTTCAACGACGTAAGATCTTCCCGATTTAGTTACATCAAATGTGGCAATCACAGGAACTATATCTATTGTTTCCCCTGTTCCTGCTTCAGAATCGATGTCAGTGTATACTTCTGTAGTTTCGCCGTAAGCAATAGATGCCCATGTTGTATTAGTTGGAACTGTTATTTCTGTAGCTAAAAATCCTGGATCTGAAAAAGTTACTCTCGGTTCTATTCTATATGTTGTTGATGTATTAAGAGGAACTGTTATCGGTTTTCCAGGAACTACGTGATCCCAACCCGGCTGATCGTCGCTTTCTCTAGCTACCGAAACTACTTTTGTGCTGGTGTTATAAGCGGTGATATATCCGTACTGACCTGTTCCTAGTCCGCTGGTAAGGACTATTCGTTTTCCTAGATAATCTTCTTCTTCGTTAGGATCATTGCCTGCGATAGTAATTGATGTCAAATCACCGTTTGGAGTACTGTGTACCTGGGCATTGTTTTGTTGCACAGAATATCCGCCACCACCGACATTTTCATTGAGCTCGTCGGGATTAGTATCTAATAACCTCGACTGAAATATCGCCTGGTCTCTAAAATCTTCAAAAGTCACAGATGCATCAACACCTGCACCTACAAATGTTGCAGATGCCTGTGTGTAATTTTGTCCTGCATTGCTCCATTCTAGTATCTGTATTTCGTCGACGAAATCTCCTGCAAATGCTGCCGATACAGATGCTTCTTGATTTCTATTATTAATCGTGGCTGTACCGGGAACTTCTGTTGCGTCGACACCGTCTGCAACAGCTCCAAAATTTCCATAAGAACAGTTTCCATTAGTTCCTCTTATGATACCTCCGTTTTCTGATAGATAACCTACCTGACAATAATACGTAAATACCGAAACTAATTCTGCTCTTCCGTTATTGGATACCCATGCTCCGACACCGTCGCTGATAACTTGTGTAAAGTCATTAGAAACCATGGACTTGTTACCGCCATTGTGCAGCGAGCCGTCGATCTTTTGTCCAACGCAGGCTGAACCAAATGTCGTTACACCTTGAATGTACGGAGAACGTGTGGTAATCCATACCTTAGTATCAGCGGGACCCCAACCTGGATCTAGTGAACAGAATGATCCGCCAGTCGGTCTTCTATAAAGATCAAATACATTAGCAGGATTTAAAATACCTGATAAGCCAGTTAGTGTACAATTTCTAACCCCTGTGGCATCTCTTAGATAAAACATGTCTTCAGATGCCGAACCTAATATTGCATTTCTATAATATCTTCCTGCTAATAAAGATTTATAATTGCCTGTGTTTATGATATCGTATTTCCAAGCATCTATATATCTATGGACATCTCTCTTACATAATTCCGAATCAAAACTGTAAGCTGGAAACGTTGTTTGCATATATGCAACTGCTTCTGCAGCTAGAAAATCTTTATTTGCTTCGAGCTGTAGAACTGCATTGGTATATCCTGTAGCTACCACAGCAGTATTTGAACCAGTCATGGTAGGATTAGATCCTGTACTGTTGACATAGAAATTTATATAAGCAACTATATCATCTATTAGATCTTTGACATCTTCACTAGATTGTGGATCAGTTGGCAATGCTCTAGTTACTATAGAACTCGATTGATAAACTTCTAGTCCAGATATCGCATCAAATTGAGGAGGACTAAAAGGCACGTTAACTGTAACAGTTTCTGTTAGGATAACTTGATTTTCTTGATTTGATGGAGTTTTTGTAACAGCAGCTCCAGCTACTATTTGATCTACTAATTCTGCAAATCTATTTAAAACTGCTATGGTATAAGTGCTGTCTAGCGCCAGTTCAGCTACAGGACCAGCAGGGCTTACTGTTGTACTTCTAAGCTCATCGCCTAAAACTACAGTTCTTGCAGGAACAATAATAGGCAATATCTCTTCATATTTTCCAGTGGCAACTTTGATTGTAGTAAATCCAGAAAACCCGTCGTCGGCTTGGACACAGGCAAATCTTATAGTTTTCCACGGTTTGTAAGGACTTATTCCTCTTTGATAATCTGTTGTATCGTCGACTCCGTCTGTACTGACATAAAAAACTCTGGCTACTTGATTATAATCTTTATAAAAAATGCTGTCTTCATTATTAATTGTTACTAGTTGACCTTGGTTTCCTAATTCAACGTTTGTTGTTCCAAATGTGCTAGTGTCTCCGGTACCGTCTCTACTTAAATCGTAGGTAAGCAGATCGCCTCGTTGTTTAAGACCTGCGGCCGATGGTGCCAATAATACAACATCCCAATAATTATAACCGTTACCGTTATCGCCTGGATAGTTTTCATTATCCGATACATGGGAGATATTACACTGATACGTCGTTCCTAAATAAACAACCAAATCATTTATAGCATAATTTTCTTCAGGTTGCCAAAAGTTTCTCCAGTTTTGGCCAACCGTTAACAGTTCCCAATTGGTGCTATCTAAATAATCTAATGTACTTCCGTCTGTTGAAGCAAGATGAACATCTAGCAGGCACAAATAAATGTTGCCGCCGCGTCTTACCACATCCCCGATAAGATATAATTCGTCAGATTCCCATTCTCCTCTAAAGTTTATACCTTTGGATAATATAGCCCAGTCCGGAGGATCTAATCTATCTTCTAATTGATATATGCTAGAGGTAGGTAAGCTGGCATAGTTAACTGTTAAACTGTAAAATAAATATCCTCCATGTTGTACAATATCACCGATTTGATACGTAGTGATATCGTTCCAGGTTGTGGCATTTTCGAATCCAGGAGCTTCTACATCCCATAATCCTTCGGAGTCGAAGTTGATAGTCGAATCAGTTCCGGAAGTATGTCCTTGTTTACATCTCCATAATGTTCCGCCATATTTTACTAGATCGTTTACTCTGTACTTTGTTCCAGCGACCCATGTTCCTCTGTAGTCAGTATTGGAATAAACTATTTCCCATTTAGATTGATCTGCTTCAATCCCAACGTCGTCTCCTGCAGAAGTCGATACGTGTTGGTCTATACATCTATACACTGTTCCACCGTATCTCACAACTACACCAAATTTGTAATTTGTATCCGGAAGCCATATACCGTTGCTAGGATTTCCTGCGCTTATATAAGGCCATTTATATCCGTGTGCATACAATGTCCATGAAGAAATATCGGGTTCGAAATCGCTCGAGCTTGTATGGCTAGCTACGCATAGGTATAAGTTTCCGCCTTCTAATGCGATATCGCCTGGATTATATAAAGTTGAACTTTGCCAGACTGAACGATAACTTTGCCCGTCTGCCATTTTTGTCCACGCCGGCGTAAAGTCTGTATCGCCCGGGTTAGCTAAAAAGTCTTGGTTGGATTGAAACGCGGTGGCTGCATGTTCTCTTATGCAAACCCATACCTGACCACCATATCTAACTACATCATCTCGAAGATAAGTTGTATCTGTAGCCCAGTTACCTTTCCAGGTATACCTAATTCTGCTTATTTTAAATTCTGCCATTTTTATTATCCGTTACTTGAAATTCCGTCAGGATAAGAATAACCTTGATTTATTCGTTGAGTTAATCTACCTTCGGAGTCTATATAATAAAGCATATTTCTATTATCCCATCGATACTGCACATATACTAAGTTATCAAACTGTACCTGATGGTCGTCGTTTACACCGTCAAAATAATCTACGCCTGGTTCAAAGTCTTCAAAATTCTCTTCGGGAGGTCCAGGAATATTTAATTCTATCGAATCTTTGTCTTTTAATTGATCGCTTCTAACCAAAAATAATTCACCATCGTTGTTTCTTCTAAGAGCATACCAATATCTAGGACTGTCTCCTAGAGCATTTTCTGGTGAAGTTCCTAAATAATAATTGCTCATAATCTTTCCTTAAGATATCTCTACGTAGCTTATCGTAGTATCTATACTATCTTCTGTATCACTCACCACTCTTATTCCTGAAGTTGCTGGTAGAATTAATTTTTCTCCCTGTGTTACTACTTTAACTGATGTGTTTGGTGGTATAATTAATCCTCTAACATAATGTGCCTGGGTCGAATTCTCATCTACAACGAACACATTTACAACAGCAGTATCATAGTCTGTTACATTTGCTATATTCAATCCAATCACAGTAGCTCTAACACCTTCTGGGATTTGCAAAACATCGACAGGGTCGGTTCCAATTTCTGTGTTAACGGCATGTTTAAATACGGTTGGCATAATTTTATCCTAATATCAAAGCGAACGATGCTGCGATGTCGTTGGCGACATTTTCACTAACAGCTCCGCTAGCACCAGAAGGACTAGCCCAAGTAAGACCGTCCCATACTTCAAGTGCTTTCGATTCGGTGTTGTATCTAGTCATTCCTGTTACGGCGTATGCAGTAGGTCTTTGTGCATTAGTTCCTACAGGCGGAACAAACCCGTTGGTAGTTGCTATTTTAAAATATCCTAGACCTGTTTGTGTTATTGTAGAAATAGCTCCAGGCACAACGTTTGTAATAGTGTTGTCAACAAAACTAAAATTAGCAAGTTGAACGCCGCCGGACCCGTTACCGTCTAGATATAGATCTTCACCAGCCGCAGTGCTTATTTGATTGTTTGCGATAGTAACATCGCCGATGTTTAACGTTGGAAGATTTACTGTTGTTGTGTAAAAATCCGTAACGTAAATAGTTCTCCACTTCAGTGCAGATGTTCCTAGATCATAGGTATTATCTACTTCTGGGATTAAATCGCTTTTGATTCCGGCATTAATAGTAATAGTATCTGTAATAGCATCACCAATGACGATGTTGCCGCCAATTGTGACATTTCCTACAGCAGTAACATTACCGCTTACATTAAGGTCTCCGGTAACATTCGTTGTAGCTTCTAACTCTATGGTTCCCGATCCGTTGGGAATGATTTCTATTGAACTGTTAGAAACATTGGTAGTGATGCTGTTATTTTGTATTTCTAGATCATCTACTATTAGTCTAGAATGATAAACAGTGGCTTCTCCAGCAGCTGCCTGAAAACTAATAGTGTTTGTAGAACTAGATATAGTATTTCCTGTGATGGATATATCTGCTACATCTAGCTGCGTGTCTACTTGAAAATTTGTTGATCTTGTGGTTCCGTTTACATCCAGGTCGGTCGTTGGAGAGGCTGTTCGCACACCGATACGAGCATTCGTAACATCGAGATATAGAAGATCAGTCTCAAAAGCTAAATCTTCGCCCGAACGCAAGAGATTCGACTTTAGGAGCTGACCGGAAATGCGACCAATAGCCATTAGCTCTCCTTATAGACCCCGTGTTTCACGGTTAACCTGATTTTCAGCTCACGCTCTTTGCCGGTTTACCACAGTCGGATCTTGCGAGAAAATTGGTCATTTTTCGCAATTAAAGTTATTTATCAAATTTGGAAATTAACCTAGTATGAGACTGTAAACATTGCCAAGATCTTCCATGTCTTGGACATCGATAACTTCACCAGGTCCAGTGGCTATAATGTAGACGGTTCCGTCAAAACATTCAAGATAACCTAATTGAGTGTTCCATCGAGTGTCGCCTATTTCAGGAATTAACGGACGTTCTGCATTAGTACCTGCCGGAAAAACCATAGCATTGGTACTGTCGAATTTATAGTAACCTGCACCTGTTGAAGTAAGAGTCAACGGAGAAACAGTATCTTTATTTTCAATATAGGTGTTGTGTATTTCTCTCCTCCACATTCTAAGGCGGCCTTGTAGATACACACTTTCTAAAAGTATCTGTTCATCTTCATTGGATTCATCACCGTATAATCTCAGATGATATGCGAGGGTGTAAGTGATCGGAGTTCCCGGAGTTTGCTGAAAAGTATAACGATCGCTTGCCGGTACATGAACACCTCCGCTGGAAAGATCGCCTGGAACTGTAAGTTCGTATTTGACTATTTTCGCTGAATCACGAGTATCTCCTGGATATTGGGTATCAGTTACATAGATGTTATAAGTAGAAGCGATTAAAAAGTAAACATAATTTCCGGAAAAAGAAACATTTCGAAACCAAATAGCACCAGGAGTTGGATTTAAAGGAAAACTAAATCCGTCTGAATAATCGGCTCCTATAGTGTTCCCTTCGACACTGATGATACTACTAGTCTGAAGAGTTCCTCCACTGATTCTCCAGGCAGTGGTTAAATTATATTGATATATTGCTTCGGAGTCTGTCAAACTATTAATTAGGCCGGCGCCTCGGATAGAATACAGTCTAGTTCCTGTTTCGTTATATGATAATGTTGGACCGCCTATTGACCCGTTGCTCATTCGAGTAACATATGCCGCGGTAGATAAATCCCAGGCTGTCGATAAACTAACTTCTGATATGTAGCGAGGAGTAGATGTTCTTCCGCTTATTAGTATCCTATCACCAGGTTCTGATATCACTATAGCAAAACTAATACTTTCGAGAGATGCTATAGTCGTAGACGTTTCGTTGATTCTAGAATCGTAATCAAACGGAACCGGTACATCCCAGTGATAAATGGTTCGACCGGAAACGCCTACTAAATGTGTTCCGTCTGAATTAAAATATACATTAAGCCTGTAATAGGAGCTTCCTACGTCATATGTAGCGTAATCTTTGAGAAAATAATCGGGATAGAATCTAACATCTTCTACATGTAATATATCAGTACCAGGCACTAATGATAGATTATCATTTGACTGAAGAGTGTAAATCGTATTATCAACACCATTGATCCGTATTTGGTCACTAACTATGGCATTAGTTGGCCGCAAGGTTCCGATGTTGGTCCAATCTTCGATAACTGTGGATCTCCATCTACCAGCTGTCGAATCTCCAAGACTTCCACCGAGGTCATAGGCATCATCATCTCCTGGATTGAGATTTTGTTTAAACGGTGCATTAAAATCTACGGTGTCGTTTTCAGGAAGACTGCCTTCTCCGTCAATAACATCATCACCTAAGATTAGATTTCCCTGTTTAGATAAATTTCCAGTGATATCAATATTTCCTGTAACATATACATCTCCTGTTACATTAGTAGTTGATTCTAGTTCGATAGTGCCAGACCCGTTGGGATCAAATCTTATGTTTTGATTAGAAATGCTCTGTATAGAATTTCCATCAAAAAACAAATATTGTGTAGATAATCGATCAAATATAGCAGTTGGATTTGGTCCGGATGGTGAAATGTTTATCTGACCAACACTAGTAGTAAAAACATTTGGTGATTGGATTAGAATGTTATCTATGGTAGCAGAATTTGTAGCTATACCATTAGTGGATCTAATTTCAGAGTTTACATCTAGGTCGTATACAGGTACATCGGTCTTTATACCTATTTTTCTGTTATTAACATCTAGATATAATAAATCAGTTTCGAACGCAAGATCTACTCCTGCACGTAACAGGTTGTCTGATAATACCTGACCACCTATACGCCCTATCTGACTCATGGTTAGTTAGCGTATCCGTAGTATACAGTTACGTAAACTGGATTACCGCCTCCTCCTGTTGCAGGTACTGCTGATGTAAATTTAATATACCAACCGTCTGCATATGGTGCATTTGGTCCTGTTAAACTTCCGCTGCTGCTTTGTTCTACTGTGTAATTTGTTGTAGAAATCTGCATGACATTTTCTACTAGAACAACAATGTTATCTGGACTTGCTGAATATGAAGTAACAAAACTTGAGTTTAATGGTCCAAACACAGTTTCTACAGCATCGCCGGGGCCAAGTGTCTGTTTGGTAATTGCCGAAGCTACCGGGCTAGCGACTACTACCCACGTCCCGCCTACATATGCTTCTATTTGATTGTAAGTTGTATTATAACGAATAGTTCCGTTTGCATCTGTGGGTTGTCTTACACTTGTTAATTGAGGTTTTTGAGATTCAGAACCTTTAGGTAACATCAATCCGCCGGTCGCGTTCATGACGATGCGATTGCCGGGACCATTACCGTTAGGATAAGATATTAACGATCTATCATTAATACTAAATTTTGAAATATTTTTTGTCTTTAAGAATTTCATACTGCTAATGCACTCACAGTAACGGCAATCGCATCCACCGTGTCAGATTCTATATAAATTTCATCACCACTTTCTAATACTATTCTTTCTTCGCTAAAAAATACAGTTTCTCCAGCAGGTATAGTTAAATCGCTGACAATTAAATTGCCAGGTCCTTGAGATTTTCCACTTCTAACTAGATATATGTTAACTACTGCTGCATTTGTTGTTTCACTTGCAGCGTTTGGAGCTAATGTATTACATATAGCAATAGTTGTTATAGCATTTGTTCTACCAGTCACTGCGCCACCGATTGGGCCGCCAGTGGTAGAACTAGTGAACACTGGTGTTGTAGCCCAATCAGCATCAACTCGTGCAATAGTCCCTTCTGGGTTTTCATAATTTCTAATCATATCTGCCTCTTAAAATAACATACTAAAAACCAACGCTCTATTTTTGCTGATAAATTCTCCGTTAGTTTGAGAATTAACAAAAAATGCTCCGGTGTCGCCGATATCGGGAGCAGCAGCATGAAGTAGTGTTGTATTAGCTACATAAGCAGGAACCGAAGCTAGCGCTTCTAGTTGAAGTGCATAATTAATTGAGACTTTACCTGTACCTTGTGTGCGTAGACTAATATCACCGTTAGTTGAGTTATTAGTAATCTCGTTGTTTAAAAATTCTAAATCTTGAATAGACGCTCTATTAGTAAAAAATTGACTACTTAATACACCATCTACTAAGATACTTACAGCACTCTCACCAAACGTGCTATATCCGGTCTGATCAGTAAAAGCTGCCAAAGAACCAGGTTCACTAGCAATATTTGGGCTTACATCTTTATCTGCAACAATTACTCTAGAATCTCCTGCAGGTGCTGAACCAGGAGATTTAATCTGGTATGTAGGACTTAACTGAATAGCGTCGTCTACATATTTTTTGTTTGGAATATCATCATCGTCAGTTACTTGATTTTCGTAAGCTGTTGTTCCAGATACCTTTACGACACCAGTTCCAGTTCCGATAAGTGTTAGGTCTCCGCTATCAGTGTCTGCATCTGTTAAAACACTTTTTACTCTAATCGCACTATCTGAAAAATTGTAAGTTCCTAATGTTCCTTTAGCGAAATTCCAAACATCTCCATTTTCATCAAACACTATGGTCGCAGGT